CTGAATTCATCATAGTTGCGAAGGTCTGGGAAGTAGGTGTCCATCTTGACGCAGGCACGGGACTTGCCGCCTGGATACCTTAAAGGTGTTTTAAGAGACTTCATTCTGGTATTCTCCTAATATAATCAAGATAAAAATCAACTTTTCTATTAAAGAAATTTTCATTCAAAGAAGGACCACCATTCAAGAAAAAGTGTTCTGGTTCTGGATTACAATGTGCAACAATTGTAGTTCCTGCAATTTTAATATTATAAAGCATAGATCCCGGAACACAACATGCCTTAAGTTTATCTGGATCTGTAAAAATATAATAATCTGCAGAATTAAATCTAGAAAGGTCTGGAGCACTACGAGCATTCATAACTATCACACCACGAACTGCCATTTCACTTTTATTGGCAAATTTTACTTTTTTACTTTCATAAGTTTTTCCCATATTGTCAATTAGGTCTTTTCCAACTAAATTAATTCTTTTTAGTTGCCCTTTCCCATATTCCTGATAAGCATATTCAATAACTTTACCCATTTCAAAATACTCTGTTGGGTCAGTATTGCCTGAAAGAGTAGAAAGAAACTTGGAAAGTTTGTTTAATTCAATAGTAGAAAAATCAATCATGGTTCACATAATCTTTAGGATGATACTTCAAATATTCTCTAAAAGTAAGTTTCATTTCTTTCTGCGTCATACCACAATGCTTTGCGGCAGCAGGAAGATTAAGTGTAGCACGAAACAAACCTTCATTTGCTTCTTTTACATTTTGGGGATTTGTTTTTACTGGCACATCATAAAGAGATGCCTTATTGATTTTATAAAGACTCATCTCCACTCACACTCGCACATTATTTCAGTTAATGCTGCCAAAAGATTAATTTCTTGATCAGCAACAAAACTGCTTTGGTAAAGATACTTTGCAATCACAAGAACCGCAGCAGGAATTGTTTGTGGGGTCAAATGATTGTAACAAGAATCATATACCCTACGGAGAATCAAGTTAGCATCATTATCTAAATTAGAAACAACCCACTTTCGAACTTCTGTAAAGTTCTTCTCTTTAAGATATTTGATCAACTCATCTACAGAGATGTCTGAGAAAGATGCAAGAATGCCTGAGTCAATTTTCCCACTAGTTGAATACCTCTGACATTCGTTTAAGACTCGTCTGAAATCTGGAAAGTGCTTGGATATAATTTCAACAAGGACTTTTTGATCATATTCGATGCGTTCCTCATCCAAGATGTTTTGTAGACGCTTGAAAAAAGATCCTGCCAATTTGGTTTTTTCTTTTCCTTTGATTGTAAAGTCAATGACTGCACAACGGGAGTGAAGAGGTTCAATGATTTTGTTTTTATAATTGCAGGTGAAGATGAATCTGCAGTTGTTATAAAATGTCTCAATATTCGCCCGTAGAAGGAGTTGAACGTCGTTACCTGTGTTATCACTCTCATCCACAATAATAACCTTGTGCCTACCATTTCCTTGAAGTGATACAGTAGAAGCAAAATTCTTTGCTTGGTTTCTGACAGTATCCAAGAAACGTCCCTCATCTGACCCATTAATTAGATAATAATCTGCACCAAGTTGTTCGCAAACTGCTTTCGCAATGGTAGTTTTTCCAATTCCAGGAGGACCAGAAAGAAGAAGGTTAGGAATTTCTCCCTTTTCAATAAAATCCAAAAAAGTTTTTTTAGTATCCTCTGGAAGGATACAATCTTCTACTGTTTTTGGACGGTATCTTTCAACCCACAAAAAATTGTCACTCATTAATAAACTCCATTTAATACATTCCAAATACTTCGTTGGTTTTTACCCATAATATCAGCAATCTTTCTTTGAGACAATCCTTGCTCTGAAAGATTTTTTATTTTTTGTTTTACTTCGTTCTCCAGTTGTGGTCTTCCTTTTTTAGGTTCTGGTCTCCCTAAATGAGACCTTCTTGTGTTTTCTGAGCGAGGCAACCATCTTAGGTTTTCTATCTTGTTGTTGGTTTTGTCTTCATCAATATGGTCTATACACCAATCTTTACCTTTTGGTTTTGGTTCTCCCCAACATTCTACCACAAGTTGATGTAGTCGTTTTTCACGAACTACAACATATCCATCTCTTTTATCAACTCTCCCAATAGGTTTCACATTTAAAATTTTACCACAATCACTAACATAAATATCAGGATAAGTTTTTGATTGTTTGTAGATAATTCCGTCGAGTTCCATTAGAAGAGTTATATCTAATATTATTTATAAGCAAACGACATTTAGTGTAGTTTGGTTATATTAATCAAAAAGAATAATATTTTCGGAAATATCATCTATTGATTGCCTAATCATTACCATAGAATGATTAATTTCTTCCTCTGAAAAATTTGTTTTAATGTTTTCGTCTAGTAAATGTCCTTGAAATTCAGCAAGAGATTTATAACACTGTGAAGCAAGAATAGATATTTCTTCTTGGTTTAAATCCATTTCATCTAAAATAGACAATGCTTTTTTTACTCTATCACCAGGAAATGAATCATCCCAGTTAAAATTAACATATTCAGTAATTTTCATAATTTAAATCCAAGATGGTCGTCTTTCGGGCATACGAAGGTAATTATCCTTTACCCAAGTTTTGGAAGCAATATACCTTTTATATGCCTCAAATGTATCTATTGAAGTATCATATTTAAATTCATCAGGCATTGCTCTTGCAAATGGGGTTACATTAGTCAATTTGCCTTTTGGAAACAAATAGTATGCCTCCAAAAGAGTATTATAACACGAATGAGTTTTACCATACCGCAGTTGAAACTCATCACAAAGATTCATTCCATGTTTAATCAACCAGTAAGCATTATCAATGGATTTTGCTGCCCACTGAGTGCAAGGATGATTACGAAAAGCACCTTTTTCAGTTGCATAAGGATTTCCATCTTTTTTATGAAGTGGTCCATAATTATGATACCACTTTGATGCCACAATAGAAAGCATTTGGCAGCATTCGAGGGGCATCTTCGTTATATGGCGGTCAGGAAGTGTAATAGCACTTTCTGCAGGAAATTGATGCGTAACAAAAATATTCATCAGAAACAATACTTTTGAATAACATACTTTACTTTTTCAGGTTTATCTTCCATCCAGAATGCTTCCCTGTCAATATTTTTCAAGTTTCTATCAAAAGCAATAACTTTTTTCAAATCTGCCTCTTTTTGATAGTTTAGATACATGCTTGAAGAATTAATTCCAAAAGGAGTCAAATATCTAAAATTGGTCCTACAAGATTGAGCAACATGAACAGATTCGTGCAACAAAGTTTCATTTACATTTTTTTCAATACTTGGATAACTTTTAATTTTATCAGTGCATATTGAAAGTGTTTTTTGGGAAGCGTTGTAAAACCCAAAGACATCGTATTTTCGACAAATAGAAGAATTTTCAACTACTCGAACTTTTTTAGATATCATTTTATAGACATCCATTTGTTGAGTAGAAAGATAAAGAAGAAATTCCATCACTCAAAAGTAGAATCGGGTTCCAGAGCAATATAATACGTCAGACTATACTTACTGTTCTTGAATTGAGACAAAAGTTTAGAAGACACAACAACATCATAAGCACCGGGAATAATCTTGATGTTCTCCACCTTGAAGTTGAATGTAAATTCTTTATCAGTTTCACCAACTACAATAGAATATTCGTTAGAAGTATCATTCTTCTTATCACGAACAACCAGACGAATGACACCTGCTTCACCAACAGCAGAAAGATCGGGAAGTTGATAAACTGCTGCTGCCTTTAGAAGTTTTTCCAGAGTCACACTCTCAAGTTGGAAACAAACATCTTTAGAGGGAAGTTGAATCTCTTTTTCTGGAGGAGAAACAATTACATTCGGATCGGCAAAGAAATACTTAACCCGACGCTTACCTTCACGAATCGTGATATGAGAATCTTCCTTAAAGTCAAGATCAGGGTCTTGGTGAAGTCCAAGACCATTCAGAAACTGGTTAAGATCATAAATCGCAAACTCACGGGGGAATTCTTCAGTAATGTCTGCTTCTGCAAGAATGTTTTTTGCAACAGAAATTGTGCGGAGTTTGTTGCCTTGCTTGACAAGAATGGAATTATTGATGCCAGCAAAGTTTTTAAGAACCGTAAGTGTATTATCAGAAAGTTTCATTTTTGTTCAACAAGATTCAGGTGATTGATCAGAAGAATAGTATAGTGCAAAACTTTGAAGAGATCTGCACGAGGAGTGCCTTTAGTATCATAACGATCAATATACTTCGTTACATTACCTGCACAAAATCCTTCACGACGATTGTGTTTGATTTTGTCAAGAGTTTGTTCTGTTCCACCACCAGTTCTATCAACATAATGCTGATTATAAGTTCCAGCAATGTATTGTTCAAGTTGTTTCAGGATTTGGTCTTCGTTGTATTTCCAAAAATGATTCGCGTTGTCGTTCATAGTCAATGATTTTTTTGTAAGGTCCATATATCCACTATGTTCATTCATAGTGAGTGTAAATTCATTCATAGAATAAGGATGCTCATCCATAATAAAAAGGGAAGGTCATAGTTTTACCTTCCCCAATTATATCAGAAAGGAGAGTTCAGGTCAACTTGATGACCACCTTCAATCGTCAGTTCAGGACCAGTAGAAGGCATTTGGAAGTCTGCATCCACCTTGTCATACAGTTCCAGAAAGGACTGTTTGGTTTCGTCATCAAAACGATTCACACACACTTGGATTGCTTTTGCTTTGTCTTGGAAGATGCTGTAGGCACGGATGATATGGACCAGACGACGGGTGCTGATGATTTCTTCAATACCACCATCGTAGAACGTCTTACGGATGACATCTGCCCAATCAACAAGACGCTTGCAGAAGTCACGGTCTTCCACACCCAAGTCCAGAGCGATGCCTTCCAGAATCTTCTGTTCTGTCGTAGGAGCAGGATAGGACTGCTCAAAGGTCACAGGGAAACGCTCAAGGAATGCTTCATTCAGAACGTTCGTGCCAATAAAGCGACCGTCATCAGAACCCTTACCTTTGGTGTTTGCAGTAGCAACCACATTAAATCCAGCAGCGGGTTTGACGAAGCGACCAATCTTTTTCAGAAAGACACCTTTACCTTCCAGAATGGATTGAAGACACAGAATCTTATTAGAGGCAAGGTCAATCTCATCCAAAAGCAGAATCGCACCACGCTCAAGTGCTTCTACCACAGGACCATTGTGCCATGCAGTTTCACCATTCACCAACCTAAAACCACCAATCAGATCATCCTCATCGGTTTCAATCGTAATATTCACACGAATCAATTCACGATTCAGTTGAGCACAAACTTGCTCCACACTGAACGTTTTACCATTACCCGAAAGACCCGTAATGAACGTAGGATAAAAAAGACGGGACTGAATAATTTTCTTAATATCGTTAAAATTACCAAACTTGACGAAGGTATCATCTTTATCGGGAATAAGGTTTTGTTCTACAGCAGGAAGAGCAGGAGGAGCACTATAAGAACGCTCAATTTCTTCAACACGTTCTTGAGTCACTTCCAGATTCCAACGACCACGAGCGGTCTTATAACCTTCAAGACGACGAGAAACAGTCTGATAGTTGAGACCACGAGAAGCACAAAAACCCTTCAGGTCGCCAGAAGTAATCTCTGACCCATAGAGTTCTTGAATGGAAGCAATCAGTTGTTCGTCTTTCAAAGCAAGTTTGCGGGACATAATGTAGTTAGGTGTGTTTCATTTGAACTCTCATATTATACACACAAAAAAGGGGGCAGTCAGTGCCCCCTGTGACAGTTTGGAAAGTGGTTCAGGCAACAAGTTCAATAAACTCCCCAAGAATTTTCTTATTCATTTTTTTACTTTTCAAACTCTTCATAAAAGCGTTTTTGATCTGTGCTTTAGTTGCACATTCATGAACATCAAACTCAGTATCCTGAGCGAGAGCAGTAGCAGAAAGACCAAAATAAGTATGATAACCAGTGTTTTTCAAAGAAAATGCTTTTTGCTTTTTCCAAACACTCATTACCTTATTATATTCATCTCCATAATATCCACAATATCTGCGAATAAAATGTCCAGCATCATGAGACTCAAGAACACGAATGCCAATAAAGTTAATGTCCTGAAACTTATCACGCAGATTGCGAAGAAAAATATCAGTCATTTCATCCCATGCACAGTCTAAAGAATAAGTATGTCCAGTTTTACGATCACGAAGAAAAGCATTAGGACCAATGTGTGAAGTGCCAACATAAGGTTCATCTTCCCAGTGACGCTTGACTTCACGATGACACTTAATCTGACATGCTTCACCATCAGTCAGAACAACACATTGAACTTTTTGAAGTTTGTTTTCTTTCTGAAACTTTGGAAGAATCTGATGCAAAGCAATCAATGACTCATTCAGAGGAGTGCCCGAAAGACTCATACCCAAAGGAATATTATATCGAACATAACACTTACTAGAAAAAGAACAAGAAATACGCCAAATGTTTCTCATTTGCTCATCAAGAGTTCTGCCATTTACTTTACTAGTAAGCATGTTCATCATAGAAAACCATTCACCAACTTGAATTAGACCATCACGCTTTTGATAGGACAATTCACGCATATTTGCCCTTCCATTCTCATCATAATTGACAAGAGGATAATCGGTTGTGAAAGAATAAACCTCAAAAG